TAAGATCACAGAGAATGCTGATGGCACATTCACCATGGATTGGGACAAGCAAGACCCAAAATGGTCCTGGTTGAATGGGTTGACATCCAAGGAGATTCAGGTTATTATGGAACAAGCAATCAAGGAGGAACTCAAGCATCATGACTGACTACAAGAAATACGCACTCGGACAAGTCGAGAACTTTCTGTATGATGCTATGAGTACAGATGCAACACCGCAAGAAATCTATGATGTGATTAAAGGTGTTGTTCAGGACAACTATTACACCTACAAGAATCAAACATCAAAAGCATATGAACTTCTTGCTCTGTTAAATGGTAATGGTAAAGGACACATTACTGGTTGGGAAGAATCCACTCAATACACAGAAGAAGAACTGAATGCAATGTGCGATGCTGTAACTTCAGCAAAAAAAGGTAAAGTAAACAAATGGATTCTTCCTGTTGATGATGACTACAATATCACATTTCCAGAAGATCTTCTAGAGCAAACTGGATGGAAAGAGGGTGATGTTCTTGAATGGATTGATCAGGGTGATGGTTCATTTAAGATGATTAAAAAGGAACATCCATCTTGGGTAAAAGGTAATGAAGTTGCAAGAGTTAAAACCTATCAAGAAATGCTTGATAGTGGTTGGAGTATGACTGATGATGGATTTTGGATTAAAGAGAACTAAAAATGGCACTCGGAACACAAGTGGAAGAATCGCTGAAAGAAGCAGAAGCAAGTCTAAGGAATGCATTATCCTATGCAGCAAGGACAGAACGACCAATGGTTTGTAGTGTCATTGCAGATTTGATTCATCGTATTGAATCTGTAATGAGTACTGATTCTTTGTTAGATAAACTGGAATCACGAAAGCCAGGAAGTAGTGGTGATTTTGGAGCATTCTTTAATGATTGAAAAACAACCCAACGAATTTGGTAAATCACTGCAAGATTGGTGGGATTCTGATGACTGCAAACAACTTCAAAAAGAAAATGAAGAGGTAAAGCAACGAGCAGTAGGTAAGTACTTTATGCTCTCTGAGTCTGATAAACTTGACATGGTTCAGGCAATCTGCTATATTATGTGTAAGGCAGAAAGTGAAGGAACCAGTCATAGAGGACTTCAAGATGCTCTGGGAATCTATCCCACTGGTTTCTGGGTAGATCATCTAATGGAAGTTCATAATGCTCTGTGGTCTTATTATCATGATAAAAAAAATAAACAGGAACTCGAACAAGATGTAAATAACCTAAAGGCTTTCTTGGAGAATAAAAATGAAACGCCTAATGAGTCGGGAGATGCTACGGGAACTAATTGATCTCGTAGAACCACATAAAGAAGAACATTTGGAACTTTATAAGTATCTGACAATAACTTGGACTGCCTGCCATTATAACTCAACATTGTATGCATGTAATGTTAGTGGCGCAATTTGTCTGCAAAGACATCTTGCCGAGTTTGAACCTGATATTATGAGGTTCTATGAATCTGAAATGACAAACCACAAAATGTGACATAATTCTGAAGAAAACATTAAGTTTCTACATAATACAGATAGCATTGTGCTAAAATCAACACAATCGCATTTGAGGATTATGACTCTTTCCAGAACAGGACCAGAAGAACTTACAAAAGAAGAATGGGACGAATTAAATGCTCTTAGAAAAGCAATTAACTATGATCCACACACAGTTTCTCATCAAAAAATGGAAAAGTTTACTGAATTGCTTGTTCGTTCCCTTCAAGGAAAGGGTGATCCTGTATCAGCACAAACAAAACCAACTAACTATTAAATAAATATTACGATATTTTAACAGTCTTATGGGAACCATAGACCAACACATTCAAAGAGATGTTGAAATCTTGAATGACCCAACAACATCATCTCAGTCAAGAAAACATATAGAAGAAGAATTAGCAGCACTGAAAGCATATAAGGCAAATCATCCTGAAGATTCATACGACCCTACCACATTAGAACTATATTGCGATGCCAATCCCAATGCACGAGAGTGTAGAGTCTATGAAGACTGAGGACAGTTTCTGAAGTGGCACACTGGGTCTTGTGGTTCTCTGGAAGATGCCATATAATATGAAGGTAATCAAGAGAACACTCTTATGACTGCCACCTTCGCTGACTATGCTGCCCAGCAGGATGCCCGCAACACCATTCAGTTGAATGTCACCAAGTATGCTCACATGCTGTGCGATGCTTTAGGTCAAGATGCTCCCAAAGATTATCATTACGAACTGACATCTAGTGGTCGTAAGTATCACAAGATTCACATGTTCATCAACAATCGTCTTGATAGCATTCATTGCTTCATTGATAAGAAAACTGGTGAAGTTTACAAACCTGCCAGTCTCAAAGCACCTGCCAAAGGTGTTCGCTATGATCTGCGTATCATTGAGCAACGTGAATGGTTGCTTGAGAATGCTGACTGGGCAGGTTCCTACCTTTATACTCGCTGAAAAATGAAAAAACTTCTTCTTCTCCTCCCCCTTACATTTCTTCCTGTTCCCGTACAGGCACAGCAGACAAACATCTATCAGGTTTGTCGTACCTATCAGGAGAACTATGCACCTGGTTATTATGATCAATATGGTAACTATGTGCAAGGAAATGTGGGCACAAATGCTTACAATACTCAGTGTGGAACTGGTACATACTATCGTCCTAACAATGGTGGAGCAGTCTATGCCTCTCCAGTCTCTCAACCAGTGGCACAACCCCGAACATGTGCAGCTGCACCTCTGGGAGCGATTCTAGGAGGACTTGGTGCCTATGGTGTGACTAAAAGTGTTCCAAATCGTTGGTGGTCGATTCCTCTGGGTGTGGTGACTGGTGGTATTGTTGGAAACGCTGTTTGTAACTGATGCTAACACTTTTAATGTGGTGGTTCTTCGCATCAATTTTTGCAGCATATGCAAATTATGTCCTCATGCAGTATACTGATTATGACAACGACTGACAAACTGGTCTTCATTTCATCCTTCATTTGGTTCTTACATTGGTTATGCATTCTGTCATCGAAACTACTGGATATGGTTATCACAAGCGGATCTGTGAGGATGTTGCCTCTTGGTTTTTGAATAAGTTTCTACCACGCCATAAAATCTATGTTGAAATACTTCATCGTGGATTGAAACGTGAATGTGTGTATGGTTACTGTGATTATACGGGTGAATCATATCGTCCTCGTGAGTTTCTGATTGAATTGGATACTCATATGAACCAAGAGTTGTACATCAAAACTCTTTTACATGAACTGGTGCATTTGCGTCAGTGGGTGATTGGAACTCTTCGCGCAAAACGTGGTAAGAGATATTATGAATCTATCAATGTGGAAGAACTTGATTATGAAGATCAGCCGCATGAGATAGAAGCACGGGAACAGGAAGCATCACTATATCTGGAGTATTTGGATGATAACCACAATGTGCCAGTACAGGAAGTGGTTCGTTGGTTCCCCAATCGTTTGCTGCATGTGGTATAATTACAATGACCGAGGTTAAAAAAATGACTGAAGACTTTGTAAGACTGAATGTTCATGAGATTGGTATTCTTTTATCTGCACTTCAAACATTGAGTGTGAGTGATGAGAGAGTAATCGCCAAAGACTATGGCAGTGCTCCTGCACTGTATAATAAATTGCATTCCATTTATGAGCAGATGGATAGATCAACAGTTGAATTACGTTACGATCTTACCCCGTCTTTTTAATCATGGAATCTAAAGCAAGAATTCTTTCTAGCATTACAATTCTCTTTGCCTTTTACATAACATTGTATCATGACGGCATGGTAGGTGCAAGATTGTATATGCTGGGAAATCTTCTGGCACTTCCGTATATGATTCGAAACAAATGTTGGGATGTGGTTGTTTTACTTACATTTTTAATTATAATGGGACTACCAAAAGTTATTGGAGTACACTAATGAAATTTACATCTGAACAAAAGAAACTGATTTATAATGCAGTTCGACATTATCAAATCAATCGTGTAGCACATGATGGTAGAGATTATGGTATTTGTGATGAGATTCTGAATGAAATGTTTACGGATGTAAAGTTGAGTGCTCAACCTCCCACACCACCAGTCAACGGATTTGGATTTAACGTATGAATAACAAAGATCTGCAAGAATTTATTGTGGCATTTGACGATTTTATGAAACACTTTGAGACAGAAGAACTTTACTATGAGGGACGGATGGTTTATGAGAATCATCGTGCCGAAGCACGTAGGATTCAAGAACAAGAGATTGAAGCAAAGGCAGCAGAGTTAGAGGTTACAGTTGATTATTACATTGCAGAGTTCATGTGAATCAAAGAACAAAACTTCTCTTTCTACTGGATCAAGTCGATGAAATTGTTGAATTGTTGAAAGGAAATGACTATGAAGAGTATTTTACTTCACATCTCATTCCTGTTCATATTGAATTAAATCGACAGTTGACAAATCTATCACAATCGTCTAAAATCAAAAAGTAAATTACACAAAGAAATGACTTATTTGTATATTGTTGATCACTACATTCCTTTTCCTACTTCTGAGTACGGTGGTGTTTGGAATGTGATTGCACAGAGTGATGATGAGTGCTTTGATCTTATCACTACCAATGATGATGGATTTTATGCAGAATACTATTCGCGTTTGAAGGAGAACATTCTGAATGCAGAAAAGTTTGCTCTTGCCAATGATCAGACTTCCCGTGTTGTTGATTCATTCACGACATGATTTGTTAGAATTTGAAGAATAACCAATACTAATACATATAATATCTAAGTAGTATCATCTCTTAAAAAAATGACTGACGAAATTCCTTCAACAGAATCTGAAGAAGTAGTATCTGAGCAAGAAGATATTAATACAATCATCTCAGATATTACAGAAACTCATCAACGTGATATTGCTGCTCTTATGAGTCAATATAACAAGGTATTTGAATCTCAAGAAAACAAAATTAAAGAACTTTTGTATCAAATTGAAGATTTAAAAATTTCTAAACAACAAGAGGTTCAACAATCAACTGCAGTTTTATTGGAAAATATTGCTGAATTGACTCAAAAAATAGAAGAACTGCAATCTAAATCTAATTTGGAAGAATAAAAATAATTAAAAATATTATGAATCTTGAATTTCCACACAAAGCACCAAAAGATTATAGTTATGAGTTTGAGCAATTTAATGTGAGCACTATTCGCATTATGCTCCGTTGTCACAAGAAATTCGATTATAATCTTGGTGCTCCTACCTCAACTGTATGGGGATTCTACAAACCAAAGAAACGAGTCTACTATGCACCAATTAATTCAAAAACAATTGGTGCTCAGGTAAATATAGAGGACACTCGCAATTATACTGCGATGCCAATTAAACAAACAGCACTGGAGGCATGTTTCGTATGACGACTTTCTATTCTGGTTTGGAGGTTAGGTACGGACAACATGTTGGTTTTGTTGATTTTATGTGCGAAAAATACATTACCATCTGTCTAAGCAAGTTTGAGGAAAGATCAAGGAATGTCTGTATATTGATCTATCCTTCACAATGGAAGGATGTGCAACTTATGAAAGAATCTAATAAATGAAACATACGACAGCATGGAGGTGGTGGTCAAAAGCATTGGGTGAGAAAGCATCCAAATGTGATAGAGAAAGTGATAAGATCTCTATCATTCGCACATTTATCTTTCTCACTTACTTAATCACAAATTGTTTCATCGTTGCTGGTGTAATTAGACACTGGAACGACAATCAACCTATTGAAATCTACATTCATAATGAAGTACCAAGTGATTTACCAAAAACCGAAAAAGAAGAATTACTCAAGACAGGTAGCAACCTTTCTTACAATTGAAGATGCAGGATTCTGGGAACAGATCGTAAAGACTCAAGGGTGCAAAGAGATTGAGATTGTGCCAGTTCTTTAAGTGGCACAGTCCCGCTCTCAGATCCCAGACTTTACGCTTATACTACCTTCAAGCGGAACAAATCCGCACTTCCACTTGAAACTCAAATTATGATCACCGAAACTCGTCATCCTTTTGCTATCGCTCGCACCTTCACCAAAGAAGAATCGAGTGCCGTCAGCATGTTGGAACTGCTTCCCTCTGCCGAAGGCAACGATTCCTATGATGTGCTGGTGTCCTATCACAGTTCCGATAAGGTCTATCGCTATGAGGTAGAAGACGATGCTACCGCACAACTGTGGTTCAGTATCCTCAACGATCCCGAAGTGTGCTCCCTGACCTCCTGGGGCACTCTGGTGAATCGTGCCCGTGCTCATGGTGACATCGTAGAGGTGTAAGACACTCTAGAAACTGTCACAATGGGGGCACTGAAGAGATTCGGTGTCCCTTATAATAACAAAGTAATCAGCACACACTTCAGATGAGAACCACCTACATCTATCTTGGAGTCATTGCCATTCTTGGATGGAATGCATGGGCAGTTCAGCGTGATAATGAATTGTGGAAAGTTTATTCACAAAACAAAGCACATAAAGAATACTGTCAGGCATTTCCCACAAGTTCCAATTGTAAGAAATGATATGTTTAACTTCATTTCTGGTACAATCTTTGGTATTATTGTAGCAACTATAGGATTTACTCCTGTTGCAAATGCACTCAATGGTATTATGTTTCAAATTCAGAAACAATCCGTTGAAATGAATCGTCCAACACTACCACCTCCACAACAATGACTTATGATATGACTCCTGTTACAATGGAGTTTACTGCTGATGAGCACGATCTGTTGAATAGTATTCTGGTTCATGCTCTTGATGGGATGGATCTTGCTATTCCGTGCATTTATGATTTGCCAGAAGACTCTGAGATTCTACAGCGTTATGAAATGCTTGACAGCATGAGGAATCGGTCCTATGATCTGTGGGCAAAACGATTCCAAACCACTTCACCATCTCAGTCATGAACTCCGAACTGTATAATCGCTCTGACCTGCACCAGTATTATGCTGAGAAGCAGCGTGACCTTCCTGGTCCTGCTCCCCGTGAGGTTCCTGCAAGCATGAAGCATCGCTTTGCGACCTATGAGGAATATGAAGAGGCAATGCACGACTTTCTCAATGGTAACTAAATGATGACCTGTGGTATTCTGGTGCTCCTAGCATATTCACTAGGCGCTCTACAAATCATTCTACTTTATCGACTCAAATGACAACTAAAACTTCATCTTCTGGTGGACTCAGTTTCACTGGCGCACTGACGATTCTGTTCATTGGACTCAAGTTGTGTAATGTGATTCAATGGTCTTGGTGGTGGGTATTGTCTCCCATTTGGATTAGTATTTCAATTGGACTTGTAATTCTTTCCATGCTTGCTATTGTTTACCTGATCGCAGAGTTCACTAAATGAAAAACATTCATCTTGAGCATCCTGAAGATACCATTCTGACTGGTGATCTGTCGGTACTGAATTGGTTCATGTCCGATTCTACTCTCAGTGTCAAGATTGATGGTTCTCCTGCGATTGTCTGGGGAACCAATCCTGCAAATGGTAAGTTCTTTGTAGGAACCAAATCCGTCTTCAATAAGATTAAAATCAAAATCAATCATTCTCATGAAGAAATTGATCAAAATCATGAAGGTCAGGTTGCGACTATTCTTCATGCTTGTTTTGATTGTCTTCCTGTCACAGAGTCTGTCTATCAGTGTGACTTTATTGGTTTTGGCGGTTCTGATACTTATTGCCCCAACACGATTACTTACAAGTTTCCTGAGGTAGTTTCGCAAGACATTATCATCGCACCTCATACCTGTTACTATGCTGAGAACGACCTACGTGACGCTGTGGCAATGCCTGATCGTGCCATTTGGAATGATACTCCCAACGTAAAGTTTGTACGCCCTAGCGCCTCCCTGAATCCTTATCGTGAGGACATTGAAGATGTTTGTAATTTCGCCAAACAAATGGCCACGACTTGTACTTTTGTGAGTGAGAAAGAATCGGCCGTCATTAAGAAACAGATCAATGCATGTTTTCGTACTCAGACTGAAGTAGATGAGAATGATTTTACATGTGATCCGAATCTGATTCGACTGTGGAAACTGGTGGAATCTATTAAACAGGATCTGCCATTTTTTATTCAAGTCAGTGATGATGTCAAATGTTTTATTGATGAGAAAGAAACGTCACACGAAGGTTATGTGATGACAAATGAGTACGGTACTTATAAACTTGTCAATCGCTATGTTTTCAGTTATAATAACTTTAACATGCAGAAGTCCTGGAGTCAAAAATGAGCGAAAGAGCACAGAATATCATGAATGCCATCTGGGAATCCAGAAATAATGGTGGCGCCGATACAGAAAACAAATTAGTTGCTGCCATTATGCGGATTGTGTCTGATAACGTCACACATTACAATGCACAGAATGATTTGATTGTACTGGATAAGAATGATATACTGAATCTTGCATCTGAAATTGAATCCTTACCCTGAGATCAAAATTCAGTGACTAATCATTATCATCGTTATTTGAATCTTCCTTTTCAAATTAATCCTCTTAAGAAGTTTAAGGAACAGGGAGATCAAATTCAACATCATTTAATTAAGACTGCTCCGTTTCCACAAGTTGATCAATGGTTTCATAGTCTGAATCTAAAGTGTTATCTGAAGGAATGTTTTTATACTCCACCACATTCAAAGATACCGATTCATACTGATCATTCATCTTATACAAATCACGCCAAGATCAATGTCACCTGGGGCCCAACAGAAGGTGTGATTCAATGGTGGCATTCTGATCATGTAAAAGAAAAAGTTACCGAAGCAAACGAAAATACAATAGAATATCATCATAATCTTGTTGCTGAAGAGAAGGACTGTACTTTACTTTATGAGGCAAATACAAATCGTCCAAGCTTAGTCAATGTTGGTGTTCTTCACGGAACCAATAATCCCACAGATCAAGGAAGATGGACGGTCTGCTTTGTACCGACCACACTTAGTAATCAGTTCATTGAATGGAACGATGCTATGATGATCTTTAAGAATTATATTGTCGAGGAGTGACACTCTGACAACTGGCACAAGGACTCCACTCCTCCCACCAGTCTGCCCTTATAATAACAAGGTAATCAACGGAACCACCCATGACTAAGGAAGAACTCAACCACTTTATTGATTATGTGATGTCATTCTATGGTCCTGGTAAATTGTATCCTATCACTGGTATCAATCGCACGATTGCTCGCAAAGCAACCAGTGATGTGATGCGAATTGCCAAGATTAAAGGTCAAGAGTTCTGTGGTGACAGTTATGATCGTGAGCAAGTAAGAGACCTTATGTGTGACAAGTACAACCTTTCTCCCGCCAAACCATGATTACCGACACCGTTCAAGACAAGCAGATCCGCCGTTCGATTCAGAAATCGGTTGAAGGCATGGATCTTCGACTCTTACAGCGTATAGCCTATGAATGCCGATGTGAAGAACTTGGTATTCATGCTGATTCCTGGAAACTTTATCCTGAGGATTGATTAATTATGAATCTCTACATCATCAACGAAATCCTTGTTGACTACACTTCTGGTATGGTAGTCATTGCAGCCGAATCTAAAGAGCATTGTCGTGAATTGTTTATTGAAGAGTTTTCCTATCCAGGCGCTGATGATTTTGACAGTGAATTAACCAAGTTCACTGTTATCGAGGGTGTGAATCATCCTGCTGGTATTGTAGACTATGTGTATGGTGGAGGTTGAAATGATTTACGAACAACTGACTCTTTATGATGAAGTAAACATGGATGGTAAAGATTGTGAGGTATGTGGTAAGGGAACATACCAAACCGCAGATGTGTGTGATGAAATTCATGGTACTCGTCACTGTAACAAATGTGGACACTGGACCAATGTATGGAGGGAGGTTTGGAAATGATTAAAACTCAAGAACAATTGATTAGCAGTATTGAACAACAACTTGATAATCTATCTTATGTGAATGAGATGTTATTTGATTATTGGTTGAATGAATTGTGTGATGAGAATGATGAGTTGATTCCTGCAAAATGTAGTGAAGAGATTCTTTCTCAACTTGAAAAAGATGTTTATGACAATGAGGTTCAATGATAATACTACCACCTTGCTTTCTCACTGAAGAAGAAATGAAAGACGCTCCATCAGAGGATCTGTGGTGTGAACTTGCAGACGCCATGTTTTATTCATCACCTCAAGTTGATGCTTATGTAAAATTACTCAACGATGAATTAAACCAAAGATACTGATCACATCACCTTTCTTAAACCATATCGTATGATGTATTCATCAAGTGCAGTATTGATCATCATGTTAGTAAACTCATAGGAGTCAGGTACAGGAACTCCCTTACGACGACATGCTCTGTGTACTTGTTGAATACGTTCTATGATGACACCATTTAGAATGTAATCGTTTGCTTGTTCTCTTTGATCCTTACGAACAATCCATTCAATGTTTTCTAATCTGTTATCATTACGATCTTTGTTCTTGTGTCTGACACCACGTTCAATGTTATCAGTGGGTAGAAATGCAAGGGCCACTAACTTGTGAATATAAACTGTTTTTAAGTTCTTATAATCATCACGTAGTTTTGCTGATAGGTAACCACTACTCATGATAGGTTTACGAAGTTTAGGATACTTGTATTGTAGTGACCAGAGATTACCGTCTACGTCTATGGCGTATTTGCTGAAGTCTTCTAGTGTCTCTATGTCTCTCAATACCACATGCCTGGGGTTCATTTCGATTGTACCTATGATCATTGTACCTATTGATTTATATGGTACAGGTATAATGAAGATATATTACGTTAAAATTGCGTTAAAATCATAAGTGTTGGTTATATGATTGTGGAAAAAGTTGTGGAAAAGTGGTGTATTTGTGTGGAAAACTAAGATTTAGTTCTTTAAATGCTTATAAATGCCTCTGAGTCTTATTAAATGCCTTCAGTTCTTGTGACCTTAGCGAGCGTAGCATAAGACGCGCAGTTTGTCAAGTACCACCGCCGCGAAAATCGCCCAGATACCCATAAGACCTTATAATATTACGATTTCTTATAAAATCTCGACGAGAATGTACACAAAAGCACACAAATCTCGACGAGACGCATATATACATGTAATAATCTCGACGAGAACGCAGGCATAAGTCTTGCATCTAGTCGAGTTATGTGCTATAATCACACTGTACTCCACAATCTCGACGAGTTATGTACGACGACTACGATCTCGACTATACATACAGCAACGATTACGGGCAGGATCTCGACGAGTATACACATGAACTCGACGAGGAATACACACGAGACGGGCAAGATTACGAAACGCTTGCATATCGTCATTATGCATGATATAATCTAGTACATGTACACATCTAGAGGCACCATGTTAGCACAGAAGCGTCAGATTACGGTTACATTAGACATCATGTGTTATGATGATCTAGATGTGGAACATATGGACTGGAAAGAGTTATTAGAACTCGAAGGTACTGAGGAAGTCTATTGTAGCATCAAAGAGTACGATCCGTTCTAGCCTTGTGCCACTATTATAAGTGTCACTGTGATCACCCATGAGGTGTGATTGTGTTTTATTGTGTATACAACTGCGATTATTTAAATGAAATTCTACGTTGACGAAAAGTTTGTTTATTTTGTACAAGAAACTCAGAATCCAAGTGAAGAGAAAAAATATCTCTTGCACAAAGCACCACTGGATTGCTATGGTTTTTTCAATACGGTGAATGGAATTCCCATTTATGATTTGTTTGCAGAATCGAACAACATGAATGACTTCAACAACCTGAAGCGCCTGGAGGACCTCCTTATGCCAAAAGACAAACTGGCACAAGGGGGAATCCAACTGTCGCTTTTCTGAGTTATGTTAGGTTCGTGGTTGAGAGACCACACCACTTGCTTTTTTCACCATGAGCATTTACACTGAGAACGGTTACGCCAATCGCAAGGAGTACCTGAACGAACTTCGGGAGGAGTACGGTGCGGATATGGTCAACACCCTGATCACGGTTCTTCCTGCGTCAGAGGACTTCGATGGTCTTGTGTCTGCACTGGAAGACGCGATGGACGGTTACTAAACTGGCACACTGGGCACTCTGGAATCTCCAAGGGTGCCCTACAATTCATTTGTTCACCACACACCCCACAACACCATGGGAACCCGTTCACGCATCGGAATCGAAATGCCTGACCACACTGTGGTTAGCGCCTACTGCCATTATGATGGTTATGTAGAGCACAACGGCAAAATCCTTGTGGAACACTATCAGAACCGCGAAGATGCACAAGAACTCATTGATGGCGGTTCGATGTCATGTCTTCGGACTCGTGGTTCTTGGAATCATGATTCTCCTCTTCGTGATGAGAAGGGAGAGTATATTCATGATGTCGGTGGTCATCTAATGTATAAGAATGATCGTGAACCACAACCTCTGTATCATTCAGAGCGTGGTGATGGTGAAGATCCTACTCACACCAGTTTTGATGAGTTTGTGTCTGGTAATTCTTGCGAAGAGTATGCTTACCTGTTCGATCTCAATGATAACTGGAAAGCATACAAGATCAACTGGAAAGGTCCAGTGGATCGTGTCGAAATCCCCAACTATGTGACAGCATAGGAACTGGCACAAGAGGGCACTAGGATCGCCTCCAGTGCCCTTATACTAAACAAGTCAACCACACACCTCCAACACCATGTTTGATGAACTCTGGTCCGAAATCGCTGACGCACCTGGTGAAATCTTCGACATTCCTGAAATGCAGGATGATGAAGAAGATTCTACCTTTGATTCCAAACTCAACTCTAACTTCGACTTCTGATGGAAACTATCACCAGCATCAAAGATTTCTTCACTGAAGATCAGTGGGATCTAATCTACAACTTCGTGGGTAATGCCCTGGATGATGATGAGTATGATCCAGAAGATGTCTATGCAATCCGCAACAAAATGCACTCACTCTACGAGGATTCATGACTTACCTCACTTCTGATGATCTCAACAATCTGATTCGTTTGGTTGAAGAAAACAACCAATACAACGATGATGATGATAAAGAGTTCTGGGACGATGTTATGATTCGTCTCAATCAAGAATACCGTCACTGTTTGGATGATTTCTAATGATTGAAACTTA